ATGGAGCAAATAATCGAAACCATCAAGCGAATAGAAAAAGCGCGCACGGCTCTTCGTCAAGCGATTGTCGATAATGAATTAGCCACTTCGCCTAAACTAAAAGACTTAAATCTCATTCCAAAAATTTACGAACTCTTTGAACATAAGAAAGGAAGTGTTATAAAACCCAATGAGCGTAAAGAATTTATATTCGTTATTATTTATCTTTACTCTCCAAATAAATTCTTCGGCGGAAAGATGCCACAAGGATTAAGACGTGCCATTACAAAGGCTACCAAAGTAACCTGCGCAAGTGTTATTTCTGCGACCTGCACAGAGTTAATGGTGCTTTATACGACATATCAAGACTTTAGGGCAGGAGTAGATGAATTAATGCAAGATACAAAGGTTGCGTTGAGCCTATAATAAAAAAAGAGCAGACGTAGAAGCTGCCCTTATATTTGTTACAATATATTGCACCGTTATTTTCTCATAATGATGGGGGATAAATATTTAGAATACCCTTTATTTAACACTTAATAGTTTTGGCAGATACTCTAAAGCTAATGGGTCTCTTTTTTTGAAATAATCCGTAGCGTGATTAGGTATCCAATCTTCGTTGATGTAGCGGATAAACATCGGCAAAGCATCTATATGATACATATTTGCATCTACCTCCCTACCGTCTGGGAATGTATGTCGATATGTTTGAGCCGCATTATAAAACTCGGAATTGTGACGTTTAAGGAAGTTTGCAAACCCACGCCCTACGCTAATATCGGGCATCATCTGCTTACCATGTTCGCCCTTATCGGGTATTACATATCCTACCTTTTCAAGTTCCATATATAGACGTGCATACATCTCCGATATGACCGAGAAATAATCTCTTGGGAGTTTGTGGTAGTTCTCTTTGTACCTTTCTATGAAGTTCGGTAGTGCTGTTCTGTCAATCTTTCCATAGTACCCACGTTTTCGGATAGAGGGTACAACTTCATCAAAAAGTCACTTCTCGAACTTCTCTGCGCTTGGTAGTTTTGACCTTACGATAAGGCGATAAACATCACCCTCTGGAATAAATCCCACTTTAAGAACCTTTTCGGGGTTTTGAGGATGAGGTAGGTCGTATTTTGCGAGGTACCTACAATGCTTGCTTATCGCATCGTGTGGATTGCTGTATCCCAACATCTTAGCCACGTCAGTAGCACCGAACAATACGCTGCCGTCCTCCTGCTCAATGGTTCGTATTTCATTGAACAACTGCTCTTCCTCCCTCTGGTATTTGAATATCTGTAGTTGCATAAATCCTAATAACTCGATATCTGTATGTGATAATCATAAAGAGAAAAGGTAGCCGTTAAAAGCTACCCTATTATGTTTCAAATAGCAATAGATGGGTGAATGTCAAGCTTTTCTTTTACTTCATCTAATGTCTTTGCGTAATAAACATACCAACCGCCGTTTCCTCCTGCATCTCGAGCTCCTATATAATATTTATTCTTAAAAGTAAAAAGATAAATAGTCTGATACTGTCCCTTATATGCATCTAAATATGTATATCTTTCCCGCAAACTCTTTGTGACTTGTATAAAGAAAGTGCGATATTCTTTCGTCATATTTGGAATATCAATCTCGGAAAGGACGCTTGCTAATTTACCATCGTTGAAAAAATAACGATGATATACTGAGTATGTCAGTGACTGGTCTACATAGTCTATTCTGCCATCATATGTAGCATTAATAGTTGACGTTTCATTTTTTTTAATCGTTGATAAATCTGCTCCAAATTCTACTACGGGCATACCAACATAATTAGCAATTGGCTTCACAACAACAGGTAACTCAATCTTTCTTCCTTTGCAAGAAATGGTTATAGTTGCTTTTCCTACATGATTACCATTCACAAGAATTTTCCCTTTATAGGATGATGCATCTGCAATAAAATCATCAGATGATGTTAAAAGGCAATCATTCGCACTAACTCCATTTACTGTTATTTCGGATTCCCCACCATATAGTAACTCTACATTCTTTTGACTTAATGTAAAAGTGTCAATGTTATCATCATTTGTGTCAGACGAACAAGCAGTAAACAATACTAATGGCATAAGAGCCAATAGCAACATAATCTTTTTCATAATCATTTAAGTTTTTAGTTTGCGCAAAAGTATATAATATTCCCTAAATGTGCAAACTATTCTTTGTTTTCTTTAATCTCCTGCACTATTTTTTCAAGTTCCTCAATCGATGTGACCTTCCTCAACTCTACTTTGTACGACTTTTATTATTTTGTAGTTTTTTCGCTTTCTCCAAGCGTGTTATAAACTCCATAACATCATATTGAACAAAAGCCCATTTCTCGTCTTCGTACCTTATACTCTCGTTAGTTTCAAGTGCCTGCATAACCATATCATGGAGAGAACCATCTTTGTCGCATACTATCCCTGCTCTCCTTTCATTCTCTTTCATAAAGACACTGATAGCGGTTGTTAGCACTCTAATTTCATTTACATAGTCCTTACGTTTTCTGTACAAGATTGCCAATCTTTCGTATGGGTGTTTTGCTGGTAATTGTGGAACAATAGATTTTTCATAAACATTAATAGCCTCGTCTATCATTCCTTCTTTCTCTAAATTAATGCCGAGACCTATCAAGCGCGAGCATTCTTCGAAATGATTTGCTTCCGCGAAAGGTTCTGTTAGTATTGGTTCCTTGAATTTTTCAACATCTAAATTAGATATTATTTCCAAAAGTGTATTTTCATCTGAAATCAATACACGGCTTGGAGCAGAGCCAGTCGCAATACCAACAACTCCCACTTGCTCAAGTTGGTAAATTATTCTCCCCGCCCTATTATATCCAATGTTAAATCTCCTTTGTATTGCGCTCGTAGAACCTTGTTGCGTAGAAATTACAAGGCGTGCTGCTTCTAAAAAATACGGGTCAAAATTTAGTAACTTGATTATATTTTCTAACTTAGAAACATCTTCTGCTTTTAATTTGGAGGCTATTTTTTCATCTTTTTTTTCCACAACGTCATTTGGCAATGGCTCGTCATTTACAATATCAATAGAATCTTTTTCTTTAGGATTAGGAATACACAATCCTATAATTATACCACCTATTGACAATAAGGGAAACCACCACCAAGAAGCATCCCCCCATAATGGTAAAATGACAGAGAGAAAAAGCGATACGAAAATAACAAGGAAGCGTAAAGGGTTTGCATTTATAGCTTCATTTTCTTGCTGTCTTTTCAATTCTTTATATGTAGTATTTCTTGCACCACTTATCTTTTGTCTTGCATACAACCCTGTTCCGGGTATTCCTACATTTGCATAAACACCTTTCTTTCCTATCGTAACCTTTGCGCCTCGTGGTCCAACAGATAGACTTGTGCCACTTTTGCTTACATTCAGGTGTACGCCTTTGGCTATTTTAATACGCTTGCGAAATAGTATTCCCATTATTTCTCACACTTATGAGTTTTTCTAATTCCTGCCAACTTTCAGCATGGTAAATGTTGACTCCATCCTTAACAAATGCTATAAATTCTCCACTCCCTGCGACTTCTTCGGGCGAGGCAAACAGCTGCCACATAGGGACATTAAGAGCATCAGCAATTTCTTCTGCTTTTTCTACAAGCAGCTTTCCTGCCACTTGGCGACTCAATGCTTGACGACTTACGCCCATAGTATCAGCAAGTTGTGAAAGAGTTATACCCTTTTCTTTTAGTATTTCCTTTATTCTCATGTTGCAAAGATAACTATTATATATATAATGTAAATAATACTATTTACTAAATAATGTTAATAACAATAATTTTATTGCCATTTTACTTGTATGTGTAAATAGTATTGTTTACCTTCGCATTGTGATTAAGAAACAAAGTAAAACTATTAAAACATTACAACTATGGCAACAACATTTAAGAATGAGTTAAGCGAGTTAATGAAGAAGAGTTGGCAACTGGTTAAGACCTACGGTATCAGTCTATCAGAAGCGATGAAGAAAGTTTGGATACTCTTCAAGTTACGCAAGGCAATGAAGCAAGGTGTAGTTAAATTCTACTTTGAGAAGTTAGACGGCACTATTCGGACTGCTTGGGGTACGCTTAAAGAAGACTTGATACCTGCTACATCGGGCGACAATCGCAAGAAGAATGACAGCGTACAAGTATACTATGACCAAGAAAAAGCTGCTTTTCGCTGCTTTAAGATAGTAAACCTTATCAGAATAGCATAAATAAAAGGTGGGCTATACTCGCGTACCGCCCACTTTATAAACTATTAAACATTACGAGGCAACAACATACCTCTATAATCGCTACAAAGGTAACAAATAAATACAACATGGACAAATTGAAAGAAACAGCAGCATGGGTAAATGACATAGTAACTCACGCATTAGTAACAGAGAGAATAAATAAGAAGTCAGACAATAAAAAGAAATAGAACTATGACAACAATAGCATTAAGCAATAATACAGCAGAGTTATTAAACTGCAAGAAGAAATTAGATGAGTGCTTTAACAAGTTAGGCGAAGTACAAGATAAACTATTTGGCTTTGACAAAGACTTTGAAGACAAGGTCGGGTGCGCATACGCCACTATAAATGAAGCTATCATGCAGATTATGACTGAGAGCATTGACATGGCAAGCACAGAGAGCCGATATAAGGTTATTTAATAACAATCGAACGGTTGTTGTTTAACTCACAAAAGATAAAAGTGTGAACTAAACAGATAGCAATATCTTTGCAAAGTATAACCGCCTTAGTGGTATTCGGTGGTAGAGAAGATATTTAAAGGGCATTAACTTCGGGTTCTGAATACCACAATAAGAACTCTTAGTTTTTGCCCTTATTTTATGAATACAATTAATTTCAACATAGTATGACAAACGAATTAGTTTTCAAAGGCGAGAACAGCCAAGCACTGACAAATAGTTTGTTGGTTGCTGAAAAGTTCGGTAAAGAACACCGCAATGTTTTACAAGCAATTAGGGACATTATTGGGTCTGCTGAAAATTCAGCATACCCCCAGATGTTTGTTGAATCGACCTATTATAATCAACAGAATGGGCAAAATTATCCTATGTTTATTATGAATCGAGACGGATTTACTTTGTTGGCTATGGGTTTCACAGGCAAAAGGGCAATGAAGTTTAAACTTGACTACATTGCAGCTTTCAATAAGATGGAATCCGCCCTTAAAGATAGCCAAAAGAAGTTATCGGGTGCAGAGTACCTTTTGCAGCAGGCACAGCTTATGGTAGAGCAAGAGCGTAGAATGACCGCAGTAGAGCAAAGGTTAGATGATATGGACCGAGAGCGCAGAGAGAATGGCGAGAGACTACTCGAAGCGAAATTGTCAGATGAGCGTTTGCCAGAAATGAGCATGAAAGCAAGGGTAAATCAGCTTGTGAGAGAATATGCCATTGCGACAAATACCGATTTCAAAGATGTTTGGCATAAGGTATATAGTCAGTTGTATTATCTCTATCATATATCTATTAAGAGTTACAAGAAACTTCACAACAAAGAGACAAAGTTAGATATTGCAGTGAGAAATCATTTTATAGATAAAATTTTCACCATTGTATCAAATCTTGTGCGTGAAAACAAGGCTGCATGAATAAAAACAACAATCCGCCCATTGTAGGTTATACAGGGCGGATTTTTCTAAATACAATAATGTTAAATCGTATCTTTGTGATACATTAAAAAAGAGAAAAGTCGTATGAAAGTATTAAATCTTATCATCAAACAAAAGTATTTCGATGCTATCCTTGCAGGTCGCAAGGTGCAAGAATTTCGCGAAGTTCGTCCAACAACTATCAAAAAGCTATTACAGCTTGATGAAGACGACTACGAGATTGAGGACGCTGACGGCAACGCACAGCCTATCAAGTACGATGCTATTCAGTTCTACGTTGGTTACAACAAAGATAGGGACAGCGCACTTGTAGAGGTCGTAGGTGCTCATTGCGAGATATTCGTAGATGACAATAACGAGCCTATCACCTATGAGCATGGCAGGGATAAAGACGGCAATCCGCTTGTATGGGTCGCTGAACAAGTGGTGTTTGATTTGGGCGAGATACTTTCACACAACATAAGGGACAAGTCGAAGAAAGTGTAATAATCAAAACAAAAGATTATGGCAAGAAGAAATGGTCAGACTCTTAAAGGTAGAATTGCAGGTGCAACGGGTTCTTATTTAGGTAATAACGGTCGTCACTCGCTCGAAAAGGGTAATAAGTTGGCGAGCCACAATACGGTTTATAGGCAGCTCCGTAAGAGCTTTGGAATGAGCAATGGATAATGAACAAGTTACAAGAAGCACATAACGTTATATGCAGGGTGGCTGAAAAGCAGTCGTCTTGCATTGTTATGTGCAGCTTGGGTAAAGATTCGCTCGTAACTTTGGACTTAGTTTACCCACACTTTGAAAGAGTTGTATGTGTATTTATGTACTTTGTTAAGGATTTAGACCACATCAATGGCTGGATAAGGTGGGTAAAGAAGAAATATCCAAAGGTAGAGTTTATGGAAGTCCCTCATTGGAATTTAACGTATATTCTTCGTGGTGGTCTGTATTGCGTACCTAATCCTAAAGTTAAGCTGCTGAAACTCGCAGATGTGATTAAGGCGGTCAGAATGAAGACAGGGGCGTATTACACGTTCTTGGGCATGAAGAAAGCGGACGGAATGAACCGAAATTTGATGCTCAAAGGCTATGAAGCTAATGGGTATGAGAATAATGGTTTGGTATATCCGCTTGCATCGTGGACACAGAAAGACGTTAAAGCCTACATGCGTATGAAGCGTTTACCACAGCCAGTTCTATACGGCAACAAAGCAAGTAACGGCATCGGGTTTAACATAGATTGCTTTACATGGCTTAATGAACATTATCCGCAGGACTTAGAGAAGATATACAAAGTGTTTCCAATGAGTGAAAGAATTTTATTTGAACAGAATTATAAACAGGATAACAAAGAATAATTATGGCAAGAAAAAGATATAAAGATTCAGCAGAAGTAAAGGCACAAATTGGAAGAATACAATCTCATACTCACAATACAGGTGTGAGTGCAGAAAAATTCTTTCGTGCCGCAGGTCGTGTAAGTAGTGCCGTAAGGAGTGGCAGCAGACTTAATCCTTTTGAATCAAAGCATCAGACAAATGGGTATCTTCTTAAACAACGTGCATCAAAAGGTGCAGTATCAGGATAACAATTAAAAGGAGACAAGTCAGATGGATAACAAATACTTCACATCAGAAATCGTTGAAATTAAACGTTCGCAGATACACCCTGCCGTTTATAACCCACGTAAGATAAGCAAAGAGGGAAAAGCCGCCCTAAAACGTTCAATAAAGAATTTTGGAGTTTTGGGTGGTATCGTCATCAACAGAAGGACAAACAATACTATCATTAGTGGTCATCAAAAAGTAGATATTCTTGATATACTAAATGATTATCCAGAAAAAGACTATGTTTTGAGGGTCGAAGTTGTTGATTATGACGAAAAAAGGGAGAAAGAAGCGAATTGCGCCCTCAACTCACCTAATGTAGGAGGTGAATACGATTACGACAAACTCCGTGAGCTTATTCCCGACATCGACTATAAAGATGCAGGACTGACCGAGCAAGACCTCGATATTATCGGCGTGGATTTCAATTTTCAGACAGAGGAAGAAAGCACTATCGCTGATGAACTCGATACACTCATGGAGCCAGTCAGAGAGGAACGTCAGGCAGAAGTAGCACAAAAGCAAGCAGAAAGAGCGGAGAAAGTTGCTCACATGAAGCAAGTAAAAGAAGAAGTGAAACAAGCCGCTACAAAGGCGGCCGCAAATATGGACGCTTATCTTATGTTATCATTCGACAATTGGGATGCAAAGGCGGAATTTTGTGAGAAGTTCGGCTTTAACCCTGATGAGAAATTTCTCAAAGGTGAAGTATTTTCAGAAAAGATAGAAACACTTTTAACTGAATAATGGGTGAAGGGATATTGATATATGGCTTACATGGCGACAAACGAAGATACACAAGAGACCTACAAGGGTTTGCGGATAAAGTCCTTGCAAATGGAAGAACAAGGAAATCCGTGTATGTCTTCGGTAGGACAAACAAAGCATATCTAAGGGACTTGTCTCGGAAAGGTATTGTAGTAAAGTCCGAACTTGCTGCTATCACCGATAAAACCATATTGAAATATCGTAATCACCCAAAGAAACAGAAAGGGGCAACGGTAAACATACATAGATTTAGAATGGTTGAATCAGCGGTAAAGAAACCGAAAAATGTCTATATAGACAGAAACAGAAGCCGCCTAATCTATGTATCAAGCGTGAAATACTCCAAGAACAAGATACTGAAAGTCGTGATAGAACCTAATCAGAAGATAGGTAAACGATATTACAATCAAGTCGTATCTATTGGAGTTGTGCAAAAAGAGAATATGAACACAAGTCAATATAAGAAAATAAAATAGGGGCAACGAAGCCCCTAAGTAGATTGGCGAAGGAGTTGAACCTTGCAATATGCTGCCTTTTGGGAAGCCCCGCTACCGATGCGACCATCAATCTATTTGCAAAGGTAAAGAGAATATTCGATAAAAGCAAATTATAATCGTTAAAAGATATGGCAAAACCAAAACACGACTATGATAGTGAAGATTTCTACAAGCGCATAGAAGCCCTTGCGATGAACGGATACACGGATAGCGAGATTGCGAATGAACTCAACCTATCCGATGATGTGTTCGGGTCGATGAAGAACGGAAACTATCAATGTTGGAACGAAGAAGAAAACAAGCGCAGAGGGGCTGAAATTAATAGGGTCTTAGCACATGGACGGACAAGAATCGTAGCTTTGCTTCGTGGTACATACATCAAGGGTGCGATTGGTGGAAAGAAGACCAAATCAAGGATAGTTAAGTTCGTACAAGATAAATGCGAGTGTATGGGGGCAGATAAGAAATGCCCCTATTGCGGTGGTACTGGATGGGTGACGCTGACGGATAAAGCAGTGGTGCAAGAGTCCGAGATGGAACTACCTCCTAATATGCAGGCTATCGCAACCCTACTCTATCACCACGACCCAACATGGCGTAAGATGGAGAACAAGCAGACCGATGAAGATGCACTCTACTCCGAGAATGGTATCGACATAGATAAGTGGATGACCGACAACACGAATGAATAGAATAAATCCTCAGCAGATATATGCTCCGTTGTACCATAACAAGGATAAGTTTATCATCCTTGTTACAGGTGGTAGAGGAAGTGGAAAGTCTTTCAATGTCTCCACATTCATTGAGCGTCTGTTGTTTGAGGTTAAACACCCATCTCCTGCAAAGAGAATAGTTCATCAGATACTCTACACCCGTTATACGATGGTTTCCGCCCATATTTCCGTTATCCCCGAGTTTATGGAAAAGGTGGAACTTGATGGAAACTCGAAATGGTACACGCACACTAAAACAGATGTAAAGAACCTCCGCAGTGGTGGTGCAGTCATGTTTAGAGGTATCAAGACAAGCTCGGGAAATCAAACTGCAAAGCTGAAATCTATTCATGGTGTTACAACCTTTGTGGTTGACGAGGCGGAGGAATGGGTGTCAGAGAGGGAGTTTGAAACAATTATGCTCTCTATTCGCCAGAAAGGAATACAGAACCGAATTATTATCGTTATGAACCCTACGGACAATAACCATTGGGTTTATAAGCGGTTTATAGAGAATACCCATAAGGAGGTGATGTATGATGGTGTCCCCGTCCAGATAAGTACCCACCCGAATGTACTACATATTCATACAACCTACTTAGACAACGCAGAGAACCTCTCCCATGAGTTCATTCAAGAGGTTGAGGACATGAAAGCTAACAACCCCGAGAAACATGCTCATACCGTCATGGGTAGATGGGCAGACGTGGCAGAAGGTGCAGTATTTAAGCATATCGGCATAGTTAAGGAGTTTCCTAAATGGTGCAAGAAGGTTGCTATTGGTGATGACTTCGGTTTTACCCACGACCCAAGCGCAGGAATATTATGCGGTATCATTGATAATGACTTATACCTTGATGAACTCTTCTACCGCACGGGTATGTTGTCATCTGATATTGTAAAGGAACTCAAACGCTTTGGCGGATTAAAGGTGTTCTCCGAGAGTGCAGACCCTCGACTGATACAAGAGATACATAACGCAGGTATAAAGATTTACCCCGTAGATAAGAGCGGCAACTCTATCATAGCAGGAATAGACAAGATGCTATCCTTTGACCATATATTTGTCACAGAGAGGTCGTATAACCTCCGTACAGAGTTCAGAAAGTATGTATGGGACACAGATAAGGACGGCAACTATATCAACCAACCAATAGACAAGTATAACCACGGCATAGATGCAGTTCGCTATTATGTGCTTGGACAGCTTTTAGGAAAGATTTTGAAACCAAAGGGCGATATTGTAGCAGCATTCGCTCGATAAATAGGATAACAATATGATAAAGACATTAGATGACATCCTCGCACTTGAGGACATTGATAAGAAGATTAGCTACCTTAAGAAGGGCAGGCGCAATCCTCTCCCCGACACATCAGCAAATCTTGCTGATTGGGACATGACGAAACATGACATCATGAACCCAGAACTTTACAAGAAGATTAAAGTCCTTGTAAAGATGGCAGAGGAAGAACATTTTGACCGAGAAAGCAGAAAGACGATAACAATACCTGCCAAATATGAAATGAAAGAGCCTAACCGCATTGCAATTCCTATTGAGCAGGATATAGTAAATATCCATACCGCCTTTTGTGTAGGTACAGAACCCACACTTGACTGCAATCCCGAAGATGATGGGGAGAAGAATTTGTTTGAAACCATCAAGCAGGTATTCAAGAAGAATAAACTGAAATTTCAAAATCGCAAATTAGTTCGTTCGTGGCTATCAGAGCAGGAAGTGGCGGAGTATTGGTACGTAGTCAAAGATGATGGCTTTTGGGCGCAGCTTAAGCGCAGAATTGCGTCTCTCTTTGGGAATAAAGTACCCGAATATCAGTTAAGGTCACAAATATGGTCGCCTTTCCGTGGCGATACATCGTATCCTTTTTATGACGATAATGGTAAAATGATAGCTTTCTCCCGTGAATACAAGAAGAAAGATTTAGACGGCAATGAGCATACCGTATTCATGACTATTACCGCAGATAAGGTATATCAGTGGGAACGTGATAAGACATGGTCGGAGAATGTAGAGCGTACGTTTGCACATCAGTTTCAGAAACTTCCCGTTATGTACGCCTTTCGTCCCGAGCCGTTATGCGCAAAGGTTAAGCAGTTACGTGTCCGATTAGAGAAGTGTTTGAGTGGCTATGCGGATTGTATTGATAATCACTTCTTTCCTCTCCTTATGCTCTTTGGAGAGTTACAACCCGACAATTTGAGCGGTGATGCAAGAAACAGAATGATGCAGCTAACGGGAGATGGCGCAAATGCACAATACCTCACATGGAATCAATCCTCCGACCCTATCAAGGTGGAGATTGAAACCTACTTTAATCAGATTTATGGACTGACAAATACTCCTCGTATATCATTCGACCAACTCAAAGGCACAGGCAATGCCCTTAGCGGTACGGCGTTCCGATATGTCTTTATGGCCGCTCACATGGCTGTACAGAATCACGCAGAGGAATTGGGAGAGTTCTTCCAAAGGCGTGTTAATTTCCTCACATCTGCTATTGGCACGCTGAACACATCACTCGAAGCCGCAAGTAAGACGGTAAGCATCGAAACAGAGATAGTTCCTTTCATGATTGATAGCGAAAGAGATAAGGTCGAAACTGCGGCTGCTGCGATAAGCGGCGGAGTGTGGTCTACCGAACACGGCGTGGCATACGCAAGCAACTACGGAGATTTGCAAGACGAAATACAGCAAATAAGAGAAGAACAGAAAGAAAAGGCTCAACAGAATGAGCCTATCGAACCAAAAGAATAATGGCCGAATTAGACCACCTTAGAGAATATTTTGTATCTTTGCGTCATAACAAAACGATAAATTTATGAAGCAGAATGTTTGTTGGGTAAAAATCAAAGACAAATGTAGGCAAACATCCATTAGGCTTATTTCCTATGGTGTTTATAGCTTATCTCATGACTATCCAATTAAGATATGTAAAGCTATAGGATATGATAATCAAGAATTAGCAGTAGTCATAGATACTTCTTTAGGACATGTAGATATTCCTATATGTATAAGAATTGAAGATACCGAGACACTATCGGCGTACGAAGTCTCTCAAATGGAATTTTTACAAAAAGATAAACGAGATAAGATATGTAATGAAATTATTAGTTATTTGACTTCATTTTAGAACATTATCGTTTACATTTAAGCTGCCATCTGTGAAGATGGCAGCCTTTTTTATGCCTCGGGCAGAAATGTCGCTCCCCTACGCTCTTCGCCGAACGATGCACACCGGTTGTCGCCACCCCACCGGGAAATCTCTGCATTCCACACCGCTTGGCTCACCAATTCGGCCTTCTGCCCTCCCCTTCCCTTTGTGCTACAGGCTCTTCTGCGCAAGAAAAAGCAATGGGAGTGGTAGATACAAAAAAAGAAGCAACCTTTCGAGTTGCTTCTTGGTGGTGGGCGCTGAGGGATTCGAACCCCCGACCCTCTGCTTGTAAGGCAGCGGCTGAGCGCCAGGTGGG